TATAGCATTAAATATAGAGCCTACATTATTAAAGTCTGCTTTAACCCAAGTTTCTAAAGTTAATTGACCACTAAAATCTAAATCAGCATCATCAGCCACCACAGCATAACCACTTCCGTCTAAATTAAACGAGTTCAATCTATCTCGAACTGCGTTACCGAAGATGTCTTGTGTTGGTATAGTTGGGTTAGGTATAACAGTTGAGTTTAATGTTGCTCCTCCATCTGTTAGTCTGTAAGCACCTGCTGAGGATGATTCTTCTAGTTGAGCTCCCCAAATTAAAATATCAACGTCGCTATTACCTGCATCTCTAAAAATACCATTTGTTCTACCTGGATTGCCCGAACCATTTTGTGTATATGATATTCTAGCCCAATCTGTAGTAACTAATATATTACTAGAAACAACGCTATCTAAAATCAATCTACAATTTTGATTTTGACCTGTATTACTTTTAACATAAAAAGACAAAGTATAACTATTAGTGGTTAACGTAAATGTATCATATATACCACTAAATCCTGTACCTACATACCTTGCAGCAGTTAAATCTCCATTTGGAGATGTAGCATAATTATTTGTTATAGTTGTACCTGTATTTTTGTTCCAATCACTATTTTCAAAATCTTCTGAAAAAGAATACAAATTACTACCCTTACTCCAATTCATCATACCTAGTTGTGGTATTCTTGGTTGAGCATCAACGTATGTAGCTCCGTTTATAGTACCATTATTACCCTCTCCTGAACTATCGTAAGCTAAAGAACCTGCACCCTCACTTAAATGCCAATAGCCCTTTAAATTAGATAAAGCTATTGATGTGCCATCTCTATCAGTTACTAAGTTTTGAGGGTTTGCGTAATCGTAAGCGATGTCATCGGTTGATAAATTTTCATTGTATAACTGTACGTTTGATAATTGAATATTTCCGTAAGAATTAAAAGCAAATCCAAATTTTAACTCTGAAGGTGTTACTGAAGCAAAATTGACAACTACTCTACTCCATTGGTTTAATGGTACGCTTGAACTTTGCACACCATTCACATATACAGATACACTACTTAAACCTAATGAACTAATAACATTACTATTTGACCTTATTGATTTTGTACCTGCAAAAGCACCACCAAATGTTAATATATTTTCAAGACCTGTACCTAAAGGTTTTACCCAAAAAACTGCACTTTTAACAGGAGTTGTAAAAGTAAATGCGACATTATCATTAACCCCATCAAACTCAAGAGCCTTACCTGTAAACAACTCGCCTACATTATTGTTGCCCGATTTGTCAGGTGTGATTTGGGTTAGTTGTCTTACCTCTACATCTGAATAAGTAGCTGACACACCATTAGTAGGAGATATATACAACTTTATACTACTAGTAGTTGCTTGAAACTCAACAGAATTTATACCACTTGTTAATAAATTAAATGCTGTATCATAAACTGCTACGGTTGTATTAGCTCCTTGTGCATAAAATTTATAAGTACCACCGACAGTTAAATAGTCTGCATCAAAATCTCTAACACCTATACCAAGGTTTGGAGTACCATCACCTGTTACTGTAAAAGTACCGTTACCGTTATCTGTAAAAGTACCTCCATTAGCTGGGTTTGTAATACCTCCATCATATATATTTTTACCAATAGTTTCGCTCGTTTCAAATCCAAGCCACATCTTTAGATTGGTTGTGATTACCTGAGCCGCTTCGCCCAGGCTTCGGATTGCTCCGATTACGTTTGTAAAACTTATTATCATAATTTAAACGTTTTAAATTAGATTAATATAAAGCTACTATGTTCGATGCTATCGTTCCTGTTTGTCCTGTTGCGAATACTCTTTTAACTTGAACTGCCAAATACGATCCACCTAATAGACCTACGAACTCAACCGTATCACCCGATATGGTAGTTACTTTTAAATCACCACCTGTACCGATGTATAATACAGCTCCTGGTATAGCTAAATCTGCACCATCGTTTGGCGTTACATCCACACCTTTAATTGCTTGTTGCGTTACTTTGTTAGTTGGAATGAATCCCATAATTTTAGTTTTTATTAGTTGTTATTAATTGATTGTTTAAAATTGTAAAAAGGTAGTGAGAGAAACTAGGCGAAAAAGGTAGCGAAAACCTAACCCCCTCACACCTTTTAATTTACTTTTACTATACCTCTATCGTTCCAAAGGTCGCCTCTATTAAGACCTCTATTAGATGTTGGTAACGTGCTTCCACTTAAAGTGTCCATAGTAGGAGTATCGCCTTTCTTTCCATTCGCCCCTGTCGCACCTTGGTCGCCTTTATCTCCCTTTGGTCCTTGCGTTCCGCTTGAAATATCATTAGTCATATATCGTCTAAGCTCGTCTAACTCTTCCGATATGTTTTGTAACTGAAGATAAACTATACCTAACTGAGCAAACGAACCTCTATCTTGTATGTGTTCTCCGTTCGCAAACTTAGTTTCTAACTCAGTTATCTTAGTGTCATCAACTTTGTCTTTACCACTACCTGTCTTAGTGAATATAGTCTTATTTTTCTTGTTTGCTAGTGCCATATCTTAAGGTGCTATTGGTTGTGTGTTATATTGTAAAACGATTGACATTGATGTTCCGTGTACTTGAGCTGTATCGACTCTACCGATTGAAATTACATCTCCCTTAGTGAAAGTCCAATTACTAGGACAATCAACCGCAAATTCAGTCGTGTACACGCTAGTAGTAATAGTATCCCCTATAACCGTACTAGAACCTGCCTTATGAAAAGTTAGTTGAGATTGTTTACTTGCTGTATGAGAGTTGTAATTAACTATACTTTTAACGAATCCGTTATAAGGTACTGTAAACATTAAATGATAAGCACTTGTACTAATAGTACCTTCTGCTACTGACGCACCCGAAATTGGTATGTAATAATCTGTATCAGCCGAAGAGTGGTGATAGTGAGCTGTCCGAACGTCAAGTACGTTTTCCGCTTTTACGTTGGTTAGGTCGGATTTAAGCGGTCTTAAAATACTTCCTACAGGATATATCATTCCTGTTTTAAAAGAATCTAAGAGAACTTGCGTAGCACCTTTGTTAGACTCACTTCTTGATTTAACAATTATAGCATTTGAACCATCAGGATAGCTAAGAACTAACTCTTGGTTGTTATAAACTTTAGCACTTGTTGTTCCATCAATTTGCACCTTATCGTCTGACGTGTTAGATGGTATTGCAGTATCAATAACTCCAATATTATCGTTGTTTAAATCAGTTTGTATAATATTACTTGTAGCAGAAACAACTTGATCTAATACGTTTGTAGGATTCTGAGAAATAGGATTGTTAATACCTATAAAAACAGGTGTTGATGAGGTAACGTATTCTTCGCCATCATCTATTTTATACCATTCTCCACTCATTACCTCGCTTTGAGCCTTAAATGTACCTCCTAAAAATGAATAGTTTTTAAATGAACTATCGCCATTTAGGCTGTATTTTAACATTTTAAGAGGTGATATATCATTGGATTGTATATCGGCTTGTAATACCTCAAGAGGTTCAACTTGCAAAGATAAATATTCATTAACTAAAAGTTGATTTATATTTAAAGGTGCGTCAGTTGAAGGGTTACCTCTTTGAAACCCAAGTGAAGATTCCCATTGATTTGTAGTTGAATTAAAGTGCTGTACTGAGTATAATTTATTTTGTGCAGTAGAACCAATATTCAAATCTCCTAAATCAAAAGATTCTGAAGAAGCTATTTCATTTTGACTTGCTGAATATCGGAAACCTGTGCCAGTTTCTACAAACTCAGTATCACCAAAAGGCGATAGAAATATTACTTCACCTTCTGTACTTTGTGTTCCAGGAGTAGGGTCGGCTATATCTATTATATAATATTGAGTAAAACCACCTTGAGTAACTGTACCATATTGTGAGTAGTTATTACTAGCAGTCATTTGTATAGAAACATCTCCTATAATTCCAGGAGCTGATACTATTGCATTAAAATTAATATCGGTTCTAAAAGATTTACCTAAACCAAAACTTCCAGGAGTAAAACCTGCTAAACAAGGACCAAGGTCATCTGATGCTATAATGTTTTGAGTGTTACTTGCATTAAAAATAGGCGTATTATAGTCTATACCTTCAGTATAAATTTCACTTAAAGCTCCTGAAACACTTTCTTGATTATAACCTCTTGCTATTGTTATAGAAAGTGGAGTACCACTTGTAGTCCAAATAAATGGTGTAGATGGGTTATTTGTACCTGTTGTTGGTGGTTGTAAATACTTTGTAGTCGTACCATCAGTTATAGATATAATTAATGTAGCGGTAGTTAAGAAAGATGAATTTCTTATAACAGGGTTATCTAAAGAACCTGTGTAAGTAAATTGACTTGCAAGAAAATTCTCTTGGTGTACTGCGTGAAAATTTAAACTAAGTAAATCATCACTTAATACAGGTAACTGAATAGACCCTGCGACAAACGAACTCGTTAAATCCGTTCCAGGTGTTATATAAAAATTTGTTGGTCCAAGTATAAAATCAACATTAACACTTTCATATGAAGGTTCGTAAGTCAAAACACTACCACCTAATATTACATTAGTGGATTGGTCTATAGTTAACTTAGTATCTATGTTTGAATTACTAGAACCTTGTAAAGCATTTAAATTTCTAGTCCAAACATTTAAAGTACCATTATTATTGTTTACTAAATTGTTTGGTTGTATAAAATAATAGTAACCTTCAGCTAAAAAACCTATTGTGTTAAAAGTTTTTAAACACCCATCAAATACATCTGATGTTTTATACTTTAATGCTTCATCGGCATTATCAATATTACCTTCTGTGTCGTATTTTAAAGGTTCAGTAAAAGCACCAATAGTAGCACCATAAAGTTCAAAAGAATCTTTAGATTGATAAGTATCTTCAGGTCGCCACCAATCAATAGCTGTTCGTAACCAATTACGTGTACTTGGATTTGGTGAAGTTGTAGTATCTAAAAATTCTCCTGCTAGTGCAAATGCCATTTTATTTGCAAGGTTTTTAATCCTATTTATTATAGGTTCGGTTGTATTTCTAGCTTCTTCACTTGCAAGTTGTTGTTCTTTTAATTTTGTGTAAAATCCGTAAGAATCTGTTGCTGTTATTCTAGTAGAATAAGGGTAAGGAGTGTTTTGTATTGAATCAAATCCAGGCGTTATCCACCCAAACCACCAAAGACCATCGTTGTTTATATTGTTTTTATATATCCTAACGTAATGGTATCGTTCACCTTTTTTAAGCAACTCTTCATATAGAAAATTCTCGTCAACATCATTTTTTATATAAAGGTTTATAGAACATTCAGAACCAATAAAAGTTCTTTTTCTAGTACCACCTTGACCCGACCATTTTATTTCAAAGCCTTCTCCTTGTAAATCACATTCAATAGAAGAACCTGTGTAATCTCTTTGCCAAATTTCAACGTACCAAGTTGTACCTTTTTCGCCTAATATTTGAGTGTGTCTTATTTTACCAAATGCCATTTACCTTTTTTTTTATCTGTAACCTTTTCTTCTATTAGCTCTATCGAACACTATCAATAAATCATCTCCGCTTATTCTTACATCAGGAATAGCAGCTGCACCTCCTCCGCCTAAAGCGTGGTTAGGTATAATCGTTCCGCTTGAACCTGGTACGAATAGTTCAGGTCCTCTTTCACCTACGATACTTGGTCTACCTACAGGAGGGCGACCACCATCGGCAAAACCTAAAATATTCATAAAGTTACCACCAAATGATTTCGCAGTACCCAAACCTGTTAATTGTAATAACCCTGCTAAGATGGCTGTTTTAGCTATCATTTTAGCTATATCGATTAGGAATTGAGAAGCAAAAGTACCAAACTTCTCACCGAAGCCAATAGTTTGCTCTTGCATTACTCCGTTTATTTCTACATACCTTGTTTGCTTTTCAAACAGATTTACAAATCCATCAGCAAAATTAGAAAGCATATCCGTTCCTAATTGATTTAAGGTCATTATCTGTTCGCCTGTGATACCTAATTGAACCCCAAACTTTGTTAATTCTAATCTTGAATATTGTATTTCTTCAGCAGATACATCTACTCTACCACCTCTAAGTTCAGATTCGCCAGAATCACCACCTACAGATGTTATTGTTCTTGCACCTAGAGTTGCTCCTTGATTATTTAAAGCTCTTTCAGATAAAAATAATTCATCAGCCGCTTTTTTAGCAGCTATCATACCTTTTTGGATTTCACTTAAAGCTGTTCCGCTACCTGCATTTAGCATACGGAAATCATCCATCTCCTTATTTAACTCTCTTTGAGCCTTTGCTAATTCTTCTGCTTCTTTTTGTAAATCTCCGTAATGATGTGCTAAAGCAGAAACCCCTACAAGTAAAGCTACAGCTAATGCTTCCATTGTCAAAAGTGGTGCTAATACTACCGCTAAAATACCTCCAAGAATCATTAAACCTGATTTAAGCAACGCAAGTAAGGGTACTAAAGCTGCTACAGCTAATAATAAAACACCAAACGCTGCTGCAATCCCTAGCACATCTATTATAGTGTTTTGAGTGCTTTTATCTAAATCAGAAAACTTATTAGCTAAATCTGTTATTTTTTGTATTACAGGTAATAGTCTTTCTACTAAAAGTTCACCAAATACAATTTGCAATTCATTAATAGCAGATTGCATTTTTTTAAGTTTACCTTTAGTGGTAGACTCCATCCTATCTGCCATTTCACCAAGGGCAGTTGTATTTGTTTCGTAGCTGTTAGTTAATTCATCTACTTTAGCTAGATTTTGAGAAAGTATAAGTAACTGATTGGCTGCGGTTTTACCTACTAATTCTTGAGCATCATTAAGCGACATTTGACCTGACGCCATTCGCTCCAAGGTTTTATTAAATGGAATACCCTCTTTGTTAAGTTCCATAAATATAGACCTTAATCCTGTACCTGCTTTAGAAGCCTTAATACCATTATCCATAAGTACACCCATCATCGCTGATAGACGTTCTACAGAAACCCCTACTGCATTTGCCGAAGCACCTGCGTGACCGAAAGCAGTCGAGAACGTATTAAGTTGTATAGATGAATTGGCAGCAGCCATAGCTAAAGTATTCGCTACACTAGCTGAATCGGTTGCTTCTAAATTAAAAGCGTTTATAGATGCTGATACTGTTTCTGCTGCAATGGTTAAATCTTCGCCAGTCGCTAAAGCTAAATCTGCTATAGCTTCTTGCATTCCCATTATTTGACTAGGATCAAAACCTTTACGACCTAATATAAGTTGTAGTTTAGAAAATTCAGTAGCAGTAAATTGGGTTGTTTTACCAAGCTCTCTAGCTGTACTCTCTAGTTGTTTCATTTCAGACTCCGTAGCACCTGTTACTACAGCTACTTTCATCATCCCATCCTCGAAGTCTACAAATGTATCTACCGCTGCTTTACCTAGTGCCGCTAAAGGAGCTGTTACACTAAAGGTAAGTAAAGAACCCATACGAGCTGCACCCGAAGCGAATTTAGCTAAACTTTTGTTAGCTTTACCCATTCCCTTCTCTAACCCTTTTACGTTAGCTGCGACAATTATCGAGATGGTCTTTACTGAAAACCCCATTACTTTTTATATTTTATTAAACTTACTTTTATTGTATTTCTCGAGAACCTTTTGTATGTGTTCCTTTGAAGCTATCTCTTTTTTCGGCTTATACTTATTATCCCAAGGAAGAGGTAATATCTCTTGTGGCTTTAGATTCTTTTTTGAGTGAGGTTGCAAACACCCCATCAATACGACTCGAGTTTGTTCCCATTGGTTCTGCGACATCTGTTCCTGGTGCATTTTAAAGCCCTCTAAGCGATTATTAAAAGAACGTGGGGTTAAACTATATAATTCATCATAACCTAACCCCATCATCCCTAAACCTATCTTCTCGAGCTTATCCCAATCAACATCACCTTCCTCAGAATCTATCTCCTCTCCCTCAACTACTTTCCCTCGCCTTGAGGTTGGTCTAGTTGGAACGCTTCGAATATTTCAGATATTTTAGAAAAATCTTCGTTATCCAACCACTCTTCAATGTCAGCGATTTTATAAGTAAACTTCTCTCCAATCTTCTTAGCTCCGTACTTCAAACCAAAGTAAGCGATAACTCCGATGTGGTCTATCTCCGATCCTAACTGATTTAATTCGTTTAGCTTTAAACCTAACTTTTTGCAGATTTCTTTTAAGCATAAATAACTAAATCTGATTGGTCGCTCCTGACCGCCTAATTCTACCTTTTTCATTTTTATTTGTGTTTATTTATTAGTATGTACCTTTAACTACTGATGATGTACCTGTTATAGTCACAGAGTAAGTCACATTTTCTTCGACCCCTGCATCCATAGAAAGACTTGATACGTAACCACTTCCTTCCCATTTAACACCTGACCCTCGTTCTGAGAATTGTACAGACACTTCATTGCGTTGAGAGATGTCACTAAAAAAGTCGTGAAAGTCTTGGTCTGCACTTATGTCTTGTAGTGCGTCAGTAGACAATTCAAACGATTTAAGTCCACCAATGTTTTCTTGAAATCCTGCACTATCTTTTGTAGTAACATCTCTTAAATCGTTGTTGAACGATATTGAAGCTGATGTGCTGTGAGCTACTGCATCTGCGGCAGCATCCTCTCCTTCAGTAATAACTTCAACTATTATAGCATCAGCACCTATTGTAGCTGTACCATTAACAATACTAATGTCATTAGCTAAATCACCTGCGTAATCGTTTGTAAAATCCTTATAAGTATAATCACCATCTACTACAGAGGTTGTACTTGAATAGTTGTTGTTTAATTGAGCAGATAAATTAACTAATACATTAGCAGCATTATTTGTACCTGAAATGTTTACAGATACTTCTGCTACATTATTTCCGCTAGTATCAGCAGAATTTAATACTTTAATAGTACCAAGTACATCTAAAGGTGCTGTAGTCTTAACTTTAATTCTAGTTACTTGACTAATAGCAGCAGGGTACAATCTATAAACTAATAAATCCGATGCGTTTTTGATTGCCATAATTAATGGATTTAAAAGTTAATATTATGCTTGAGTTAATGCTCCTGTACCTGTAAGAGAAATAGAATAAGTTGCGTTTTCTTCTACACCTGCGTCTATTGAAATAGAAGTAATTATAGCTTCACCATAATACTCTTTAGTATCATTACCAAAAGCTACAGTTACTGCTAACCCTGCTGCCCAAGAATCATAAATACTTGATACGTTTTTAAGAGTAGAGTCTACTTCAGTTCCTTCTTTAAAAGGGTCGTTACCTGTTGCTGTTGCTGCACTTAATTCTACAAAAGCATCTCCACTCATTTCCCAAGATTTTAAACCTGCAAGATTTTCTTGCCAACCAAGTGACGATTTTGTTGTTGAATCTCTTAAATCCATATTGATAGAAAGAGAAGCTGATGTAGCATAAGCGATAGTATTACCATCAGTTCTACCACCGACTCTAAGTGCTACGTTTGTTGCATTTTGAATTGCCATTTTTATTTAGTTTTTGATTATTAAACAATTAAATATTACGTTTTTGTAGAACTTTTCAGGTGACTTAAAATACTCATCATCTAGGGTTTCAAACCTAAACTTAGCGGTATAAGTCACA